GAGATGAGACCATCATCCCTTCTTGTGTAGTGATCTTATTATCTGATGTACTGACTACAAAAGGTTCAATTAACCTACAATCAGGTTCACCTAATTCAGAAGTCACTTCCTCAATCTGACTCAGAATCAACTGATTGTTCATCAGTACCAGTAACTTCAGATTCTTGATTTCCATAACTTTTAATGCCTTTTTCGTAAGTTTCTTTTAGATCATCTATTGGGTCCATAATACTAATGACCCAGTCAGCAACAACAGGAATAGTAGTGTCTTTACTAAGTGGCATCCATGGTGTCAATCTTAGTTTGAATGGCCCTTTACCTTCTCTGTTTAACTCATTACCAATTAATTTGGCAGAACAAGGATACTTAAAAAAGTACCCAACTACCTGGTCATTTGCAACCATCTCCTCCATATCAGCAATGATATCTTCACCAGACTTCAGTAGTGCAAGTTTAATTGTCATTTACCAACTCCATAGTCAGGTGATGATTCAGCTTCCAATTTACGAATGGTTTCATGGAGGCGAGCAACAGCCTTAGTCACCTCCGGGGTCTCTTCCCAACTCCACTCCTCTTTACGACCCTTACTGTCTTTCTTTTCTTTCTTGGGCATAGGTAGTTCTTTATCGAATAAATTATAGCATAAAAAAAGGGGGGTGTCAACTGGATTGTGCCAGTTTACCCCGCGGCGACGATATAGATTATTTAGTATCGCCACCTCCCATAAGATAACGACGGCGACGGTTCTCAGGAACCACTCGTGCCAGTGTTACCACCAGGAGACCATTCTCGAAGGTTACATCAGAGACTTCAGTGTCTTCTGAGATAGACCAGGAACGAGTGAAGGAACGTGATGCCAGACCACGGTGGATATACTCCCGCCCGTCTGAGCTCTCCTTCTGTCCCTCAATAACCAGATAACCCTTCTCAGTGTAGACCTTTACCTCATCCTGACTGAAACCTGCCAAGGCCAGTTCTAGACGGGACTCATCCTCAGAAACCTGAACGAGGTTATATGGGGGATAGCTTTGTGCTTCGTAGCTGAATACACGATCAAAATAATCATCCATACCGATCGTGTTTCGTTGCAAACGTTCCATCAGTTGGTTGATGTTTGCAGAGTTGTAGCGTGATAGTGCAGTCATGTTACTCCTTAGTAAGCGAGTTTGTAAAGTAAAGACCCCGAAGGCATCTTTGGCGTAAAAGGGGGTTCCGTAGAACCCGAACCTCTCACATACTAATTATAACAGATACAAAAAAGAGGGGTGTAGTGAAAACTACACTCCCTCATACGGGTTTCCGACATTCGTAGAGTCTGCACGAAAGACTCAGACTTATTTAGATTCTTCTTCTTTGACTTTTTTACCAATATTATACTTCTGTTCCAATACCCAATCGTTCTTGTCACGATAAGGGAGAACTTTAATCTGATTCAAAGGAGCAATATCAAGGATACTATCTTCAATAACAACTGATACTAGACCCCAATCAGAAAGCAACCGAGTAATACGATTCCTACGCTGAACATCATTAACAGTAAGATTAGCGTATTTACCATCAAGGGCAAACAGTTCCTTAAAATGAACGATATAATATTTACCCTGTTTATGAAGAATATGGCAAGATTGGTAAAGTTTCTTCTCTTTTCTAGAAGCTACTCCAATTCTAGTAAGAGTTTCTCGTACTTTAAGGAAATCATCAGGTTCATTTAACTTGACCTCAATCATCTTATCTTGAGACCAGGAAACCTGTGGTTCAGCTGTTTGTGTCATTTTTTACCACCAATGTCAAGTCGTTGTTTCATGTAGTTAATTTGTTCAGTGGATAAAATCCTCATGACTTGACGAGCTTTCTCATTACTATAACCATAGTATGATTTGACGATGTCAAGATCGGAATCTTTATCCTTCCGAAGCCAAGGAGAAAATCTCTTTCTCTTTCTCAAGATATTTAGATAAAATTTATATTGCATATCTTTATCTAAGAAATGACACTTATTCATTTCATTGGCAAAAAGTACAGTGTCAAGTTGACCTGACAGACATTTGTTAATAATAAAGGGGGGATATGACTTGATGATATTCTCATCATCTTCAGTAAGGTCTTCCTTATTAAAGTTGATAGAGTTCAGCCAATCCTTCAGTTCAGGTTCCATCAAAAGTGAAATTCAATAAGTGGTCTTGGTGGTATATTCCAATCTTTATGAAGATACTTCTCTCCATGGTGTCCGTAACCTGGACCACCGTGGGAGTGACGGTGACAATGCCAAAGACCATCCCTGTTGTGATAGTGGCAATGATTATGTTTTGGAATATATCTTGGATGATGATGAGGTTTCCCATAGTTGGGATGATTGGGATACCTCCTATGTGCCATAGCTGGAGCAGCAAAGACAAGGCTACCAGCTAGTAATAGAATTAGTTTCTTCATAGAATTAGTTTCTTACTAGGTGTTTGAATCTTATTAGGATCAAAGATACTCTCATAATTCTCTACAACCTCACCATTAGCATCACAGATATAGACAATAAAACTTTTGTCAATAGTGAGGGTTGTATCTTTCTTTTGAAGAAAAGACCAAGGACCAAATCCAATAGAACCCTGTGCGTTTGGCATAGCAACTAGAGGATTCCCAATCTCAATAGTCTTCTCATTTTCATTAATGAGGGTGAAGATCACTTCTTCACCAGTGTTCATACGAAATACTTTTACATTCATTCTACTTTCTCCAAAAAATTATCAACTGAGTTGGCCATGACTCTATAACCAGAACCAACATAAATTTGACCTATGACTACAGCTACGGTAGCTAACCCCCAGAAATAATAATAAAATCTGGACTTTTTCTGTCTACTTTTACTCATTTGAATTCAGCCTCCACCATAATTTCAGTCAGACAAGCTAACATATTTATTTCTTGATCAGCCACGAACGAACTTTGATACTGGTACTTAGCGATAATAAGGACAGCTGCAGCAACACCAGGACCTTCAAGATTGTTATAGCAGGCATCGTAGATGCTACGAAGAAGAACAGCGGGATCGTTATCAAGATTATTAACAACCCACTTACGGACGCTAGAAAAGTCTTTCTCCTTGAGTCTTTTGAAGAGGTCATCTGTTTTTACCGTAGCGAATGATGCAAGAATACCAGAGTTAATCTCTCCACCAGAAGAGTATCTCTGACACTCATTCAGAACACGTCTCCAGTCAGGAAAGTGTTTCTGAATGAGTTCTACCAGGACCTTGTTATCATATTTAATACCCTCTGTACCCAAGATTTCTTGGAGTCGTTGGAAGAATTGTCCTGCGAGTTGCTGACGTTCCTTTCCTTTGAGGGCAAAGTCGATGACTGCACATCGGGAGTGGAGGGGAGCAACAATCTTGTTTTTGTAGTTGCAGGTGAAGATGAATCTGCAATTACCAATAAATTCCTCAGTAAATGCCCGTAGGGCGAGTTGTACATCTGGGGTCGTGTTATCTGCTTCATCAATGATGATGACTTTGTGTTTAGCAGTTGACGAAAGCGATACGGTCGAAGCAAAGTTCTTCGCATTGTTCCTGACAGTGTCCAGGAATCGTCCCTCGTCGGATCCGTTAATGACATAAACATCTACTCCAAGTTCATTACATAGGGCTTTAGCGACAGTGGTTTTACCACATCCAGGAGGTCCAGACAAAAGAAGATTAGGAACCTCACCTTTATCTAGAAAAGCTTTGAATGTATTCTTGATATTGTCAGGAAGAATACACTCATCAATAGTCTTGGGTCGATACTTCTCAACCCAGACGAATTCATCACGACTCATAATTAGTTTTCTTAATAGCCAACAAAGTTTCTAGAGGAATCCATGCTGGAGTTTCATTGTCAAATTGAACCTGAACCTCAGTAACAACCCTCTCAAGGGATCGACTGTAGGTCTCTCTGGTATTCTTTACAGGATTAAAAGGGCTATTCATCTTTCCTGCCTCAACTTTCCACCAAGGAGCATATAATGGACCATCATAATTTTTCATAATAATTTAGATAAGGAGATTACAAGTAGAAACGACAACATGACAACCACGTCCCATGACTTAGTTCTAATAAAGTAAGGAATTGAGATAAGGTCAGCCACAAAGTGTGTAGCTACTCCAATCATAACATCTACATGCAGAACAAGAAAGTAGGCAGTGATGACACCAACACTACCCACAATTCTCATCCATATATCAACCGAATGTTGAGTCAGGTTCAAGTGCGATGTAATATGTGACATCTTGATTTTGATTGATAAATCGGGAAAGGAGTTTTTCAGATACAACTACATCATAGTTACCAGGAATAATCTTCAAATTCTCCTCTTTGAAGTTAAAGACGAACTCAAGGTCGGTCTCACCAACAATGATCTCAAAATCATTTGAGGTGTCATTCTTCTTATCTCGTGCAACCAGTTTAATAACACCAGATTTACCGATGACAGAGACATCAGGGACCTGATAGACAGATGCTGCTTTCTTGAGTTGTTGAAGGTCCTGAGATGTCAGAACAAAACAAACATCCTCGGATGGGAGAGAGATTTCTTTCTCAGGAGGAGCAACGATCACAGAAGGATCTGCGAAGAAAAACTTAGAACGTCGTTTACCTTCACGAATAACAACATACTGATCATTTTTGAATTCTAGTTCAGGACTCTGATGTAGACTCAGTCCATTAAGAAACTGATTCAGATCGTAGATACCAAAGTCCTTAGGAAACTCCTCAGATACATTTGCTTCAACCAGGATGTTCTTCATAACGGAGATAGAACGAAGTTTCTGACCCTCTTTGAAGAGGATAGATTGGTTGATAGAAGAGAAGTTCTTCAGAAGGTTGACAGTGTTTTCACTTAGTTTCATATTCATTGAGGATAGATTTCACGTTGTGCGTTTTTGTCGTTGAAGTGCAATAGAAGAACAGCGTAATGCAGGATCTTCATGATGTCACGTCGTGCTGTGCCTTTCTTATCGTATCGAGAAGCGTACTTTAGGATGTTGGATCGACAGAATGATTCACCGTCACCACAGGCTTCAATGAGATCAAGTGTCTGTACCTTATCAGTACCAGCAGAATAATGTTGGTTATATGTACCAGAAATATAATCGGACAACTCTGAGAGGATCTTCTCCTCATCATACTTCCATCGGGGTTTTGTTGTTGGGAAATCAGGAATACTGATGGGACCATCAAAATTGATGTGATCCTCACCCATTCCACCATCTACTGAGGAAGATCCAAATGTAATTGAATCAGAGAAATTACCTCCAGGAAGACCAGATCCAGAGAAAACAACAGGGGGAGCCGAACTCCCAGGATCAACAAAGGTCAGTAAATCAGGGTCAGAATTAGGAGAAAGCCAACTTAAAGCATTTCCATTGGTTTCATTAGTCATGTTCAATTCTTCGTATAATAAAGTCCAAGAGTTTGTCATTAGTATATCAGACTTCCCCCTCTTGGTCAAGTTGGAAGTCTACATCAACCTTGTCATATAGTTCCATGAACGAAGACTTGGTTTCATCATCGAAACGATTAGTACAAACCTCAAGTGCTTTTTTCTTATCGGCGAAGATGGAATAAGCCCGAATCACATGAACCAGACGACGAGTAGAGATGACCTCTTCGATACCACCATCATAGAAGGTCTTACGGATAATGTCAGCCCAATCCACAAGACGTTTGCAGAAGTCAGGAGCAACCACATTGAGATCACGAGCAACACCCTCAAGAATCTTGAGTTCGGTTGATGGAGTCGGATACTCCTGTTCAAAGGTAACAGGGAATCGTTCCAAGAATGCTTCGTTCAGAACGTTAGTACCGATGAATCGTCCGTCCTCAGATCCCTTACCTTTGGTATTGGCTGTAGCAAATACGTTGAATCCGTCTTTGGGTTGAATAAACTTACCAATCTTCTTGAGGAAGACACCCTTACCCTCCAGGATAGATTGAAGACATAGGATCTTGTTAGATGCTAGGTCAACTTCATCTAGAAGAAGAACTGCTCCACGTTCCAGAGCCTCGATGACTGGACCATTATGCCAAACAGTTTCACCATTAACCAGACGGAAACCACCAATAAGGTCATCTTCGTCAGTCTCGATAGTAATGTTGACACGAATCAGTTCCCTTTTAAGTTGGGAACAGGCTTGTTCGATACCAAACGTTTTACCATTGCCCGAGAGACCCGTGACAAATGTAGGATAGAAAAGACGGGACTGAATAATTTTCTTAATATCTTTAAAGTTACCAAACTGGACGAAGGTATCATCTTTCTGAGGAATCAAGTCTTGAACAATAGCAGGTTGTGCGGATGGAGATTCATAGGTCTCTTCCAGTTGTTCCTGAACGCTCAAGTTCCACTTACCACGACCAGTTTTGAAATCATTGAGTTTCTTAGTGATAGTCACATAATTGTGACCGTTCATTGCACACCATGCACGAATATCAGATGTTGTGATGCTGTTACCGTAGAGGGACTGAAGAGAAGTAGTGACGTATTCAGTGGAGAGTGCCATAGTTGTTCGTTTCAACAAAGTCATTATAAAGGATCAGAGGGAATCAGACATCCCTCTTGGGACAGTTCGCCAACTGGTCAACAGACCAGGTCCATGAACTGACTTAACACTTTTTTATTTAGAGCCTTGGATTTAAGATTCTTAGCAAAAGCAGACTTGATCTTGGCTTTAGTTGCTCCCTCTTCAACTTCAAACTCAGTATCAACAGAAAGAGAAGAATCAACCATCAAGAAATAAGAATCATAACCAGAGGTCTTAAGTGAGAAGAACTTATCCTTCCTGACTGATTTAACAGAATCTTCACCAGTGTAACGACGAACCATTGAGTTAATGTCACGAGTTCCAGCAAGTCTGATGCCAATGAAGTTAGTGTAAGGGAAAGACTCTTTCAAGTCACTCAGAAGAAGTTCAGTGAACTGGTAAAAGTAATCACCAATCTTGTAGGTGTGGCCAGTCTTACGATTGCGAAGATAGGAATGACCACGGGTCAAATGAGCTGTTCCTTCCTTCTCACCATACCTCTCAGAGTACCAAGGCTTACAGTATGAGAGATGGTTTGCCTCACCATCAGTAAGAATCACACATTGAACTTTTTGAAGATCATAATTCTTTTGGAACTGAGGAATAATCTGATTAAGACACACAAGTGCCTCATTCAGAGGAGTACCAGACAAACCATAACCGGCAGGAACCTCATAGTTAGTCCAACTCTTCATGTTAAAAACAATCCTCCAAACATTCAACAACTGTTTCTCAAGTTCCTTTCGTTTCACATTACCAGTCAAAAGGTTTAGAAGATGAAAATCCTTGTGGATAAAGAGTTTGTTGAGTCCCCAATCCATCGATTCATTTTTTTCATCTTCTCTATTCCAGAGGTAAGAGTTGGTGAAAGCATAGACATCAAAAGGAATATTACACTTATTACAGAACCATACCAAATTAAAAAGTTGTTTAATGGTGTCCAGGATACAGTTACCCATCGAACCAGACCAATCAAGAATGAAGATAAGACCATGATTCTGACCATCAGGAAGAATACTGACCTTACGGAAAAGATCTTCATTGTACTTGTAAGTATGAAGTTTAGTACAATCAAGAATACCAGTCTTAGACACAGTAGCCCGAGCATATGCGTCAGCTGACTTCTTACATTCAAACTCTTTGACTAGGTAGTTCACCTCGCGTTGAGCTGATTTCTTGAACTTTTGATACTCCTCATCAGCTCGATTGAAGTCAGCTTTGTGTTCGGTGATTTTACCAGTCCATTCATCAGTGTGTTGTAGAGGCATGGACTGAAGTCGCCAGGACAAGTCAAGTTCCTCATGAATTCTTTTGTTGTTGATGATGATGTTGTCGAGATTGACCTTAGGGACTTCAACATAGATATTGTCGATACCATTATCCAAACCACAAAGTTCAGAGATACCATCCTCAAATGCTTTGTCAGTGGTGACTTCAGGTTCACCACTTTCCTGATCTAGTTGATTGTCAGTATCTAGTTCTTGATTCTCAGATTCACGTTTGTCCGCTTCCTCAAGCATCTCCTCATGAGTCATCTCATCACCACCAGAGGAACTTTCAGGATTCTCCATAGAGTCACCAGGTTGCCCATTAGGAGTCTGTTGTTGAGGTTGTTGATGTTGGTCAGTGGAAGGAGTCTCAACTTTACAATAATTATAAACCTCTAGTGCAACCTCACAAACATCCTCAAAGGTATCAACATTACCAACTTTCGTAACCAAGATACTTTCTTCATAAGTATCGAAGGGAATGTCAACGAACTTACCAATCTTATAGTATAGATTAATACGGTCAGCCAGGTTCATCTTCTTCAGGTCCTGGTCACCGATACAGAAGAAATCTTCCTCAGAGAGTTCTCTGTATCCTTTGTAGAAACTTTTGGCGAGACCAGGATACCGATGCTTCATCTTCTTCTCGATACGAGCATCTTCTATGATATTGACAAAAGAGTGAGGAATATCTTTCGGGGGATCTACATTAGGGGTGTAGAGTGCGTGTCCGACTTCGTGGCCAACCAACATATCATAGACACTGTTGGATGCACGTTTCCACTTGGGAAGTGTCAGAATACGATTATCAACGTCAAACTGAGCCGTCATTACTTCTCGGTTCTCAACCACAATGTCCTCAGTGGCGAGAAGTTTGGCCAGTTGTGACTTGATTTCGTAATTGACTGTCATGGGTGGTGTCCTCCTGATGTACTTATAATACACGGGATCTGACCCCTGTGGACTAGATGAGGACAGTTCCCCAACTGGTTGGCAGACCAATCCCCGCCATCTCTGACGGGGACTTCGGTTTAAACTCCTTAAGTAGTTTAGTTGATTTTAATCTTCTGTAAGGATGTGTCTACAGAACCTCCTTGCTGTGTGGTCGATGATGCCACATTCTGAGATACACTGGAAATAATCGGACACTTGACTATACTTGTCTCCAACACTGTTTTTTTCGTCCCATTTCCAGGATGCTAACTCATTATGAGATACCAAGTTGTGCATGTTGAACTCCGTCTCACTGTATTATATAGACGAAATGTCAGAACTTCATGACATTTGGTAAATTTTTAATATAAATTTACAAATTCTTTACAAAAAGAAACCCTCTTGAGTTTCCTCTTGAGGGCTTGTCTCCTGGCTTTTGCCTGTCTGAGAGCTTGGGGTTTGAGTTTTCGTTTCTGTTCTTTGTTTGAGTGGTGTTGCCAATTTGGTTTATTCATTATTCTGTTGGAGTACCCTGTATCATACGGCTGAAACCCTTGTCCTTAGTAAAGGATATGACGCTTTCAAATTTGTCCTCAAGTCCTCCCTTATGTGAGATGACAAATATGTTTGCGTCCTTAATAACAAATCTGATAATTTTTAGGAATTCGTCTGTACCAAATCCATCCAAGGAACTGTCGAAGACTTCATCCATAATGAGAAGATTAGTATTGACAGAGTTCTTAAACCTAGCGACTTCCCTCCAGGTAAACAAGAGGGCTAAGTCTATTCTCATTTTCTCTCCTTCAGAAAAAGATGAGTAGGTAAAGTCTTCGTGAATAGGAGTTTCGATGGTCTCTGAGAACTCTTCATCCAACTTGAAGTTGATGTAGAAGTCCATCATTTGTAGGTACTTATTAACCTGTTGGTTGATAAGGGGAAGATACTTCTTGATGATTTGAGATTTTACTCCACCATCTTTAAGAAGACTATAAGTGAAGTCGTGGTAAGAAATACTCTCCTTTACCTCAACAAGTTTTTCGTATGTTTCTTGAAGACTTTCTCTAAACTCTTCTAACTTTTCATGTTCAGAATTTCGGTTCTGTATCTGATTGGTAAGTGTTTGAATCTCAGATTCAATCTGTCTAATTTGTTTTTGACAACTATGGATCTGACTATTGTTAGAAGTGATGCCATTAAGTAGATTACTGATGTCTCCAGAAATAGAATTAAATTGGGACTCCCTCAACTCTTCGTTTTTGATTGCCCCGAGAAGTTGTTCATACCCCTCCTGCAACTCTTTGGCTTTATCTTGTGAAGTCCTAATTCTATTTACACGAATAGACTCTTCTATTCCCTGACCACATGTAGGGCATACCGTATTATCGTTAAAAAACTTATGATCCTTAACTAATGTTGAGATTTTTTGAGAAATCTTACCTTTGATATTTCCATATTCCTTAAGTTTATCTTTATATCCATCAAACTTCAAAAGATTACCTTTAAGTGTCTCAATTTCTGAGTTAAGACCACCATTCCTATTCATGTAGGAGTTCTCTTCAGTGAGCAGAAATGAAATCTTTTGTTCCTTTTGATTAATGTCTTCTTGACTTTTTGACTCCAATTGTTGGATAAAATCTTTCTGCATCTCAACCTTATCCTTGAGCGATTGTCTCTTTAACTCAAAAGTTCTTGATTCATCTTTCAGACTACGAATCTTCTCCTTGAGAAGAACACTCATAGAGGAGAAGATCTTGATGTCTAGAAGTTCTTCTACGACCTCTCTACGGGATGCCTGAGGGAGTTGCATGAAGGGCACGAAGGAACTACTACCCAAGATGACAATCTGAGTAAATGACTTATAATTCATCTTCAGAACATTCTGTTCCAACCACTTTTGTTGGTCGATTGCAGAGTGTTGTTGATCTAAGAGTTCTCCATCTCTATAGATCTTAAAAATATTTGGTTTGATCCCCCTCTCAACTTTCCACTGAGTCCCATTTACATTGAATTCAATATCAACAAAACAGTTCTTTTCATTGGTGGTATTGATGAGCTGAGCTTTGTTGATTTTACGGAATGCTTTACCGTACAGAACAAAGGTCAGTGCATCAAGAACTGTGGATTTACCAGCACCATTTGAGCCAATAATTAAGGTGGTATTATGGTCATTAAGATTTAATCGTGTCGGTTGATCTCCCGTAGACAGAAAGTTTTTCCAGGAAATATTCTCAAAGATAATCACTAGCGTCGTCGGGGGGAATTACAATATCATTGGGGGTAATAATCGTATACCTGTGATCATGCATCTCACAGGTCTTGATCATTATATCATCTTCTATTTCTAACACATTCATCTGAGGATAGTCAAGTTCTTCCAGTTGCAGGGAATATCTAGTAGCATCATCTTCTTCTTGGAAAATATAGAGAACCTGTTCTCCTTCATCATCTAATACTGAATATGCTCCGTCCTTTTCATGACCTGCAACTGTAATTATAAACATTAGATCACTTCACATGCTTCCTGATATACATCTCTGATTACTCTCTGAATTTTAGATTTATCTAGACTGACTTCAGATTCTTCAATATATCTGTTCAAGATGGAAAGAGTATCTTCAGTTTCAACATCAATAATATTATCTTTGTCATACCAACCACTAAACTCAAAGTTCTCAACAATCTTCAGATCAGCAACACCGACACTGTAGAGTTTATCAATAAATTTTTCAAACTGTTTGACATCACTCTTCTGTTTGACAATGACCTTGACAATCATATCCTTATATGGAGTAGCATCAAACATCTGATAATCACTGTCCTCATAGTAAATGTTGTGGAACAGTTGATAAGGATTGTTTACTGGATAATGTTCATGAGTTTCTGTATCAAGGATGGTGAATCCTCTCCGATCACCGACATCTGTCCAGAACATCTCGTATGGATTTCCCAGGTAGAAGACCCGTCCATCATCCGATCGAGTGTGATAGTGACCGCTAAAGACCTTGGTGAACTTTGAATATAGTTCGCTCTCATGACCATGATCCATGACGATTTGTCGATTAACTCTAAATCCGTTGAGCTCAAGGTGCCCCATCGCGAACGGGCAAGTTGTCTTTTTAATAAGTTTAATAGTTTCTTTCTCATTGTCTTCACATATCCATGGAATAAACAAAACACCAAGTCCACCGATGTTTACTTCGGTAGCTTTTGAATAGGGAATGACATTATCATACTCTGTAAGTAAAAGTTCCACAGAGTTGATTTCATTACTATTCTTGTAGTATGCGTCATGATTACCAACAATCAAGTGCATCTTAATCCCTGCTTCTTTGAGAGGGTCAAACACCACTCTCTTTGCCCACTGAAGTGATTTGAATTCAATACCTCTACGGCTGTCAAACGCATCTCCCAAGTGGATCACAGTATCGATACCTTCCTTTTTCAGTGTGGGGAAAAAGACATCACGATAAAACTTTTCAAAGTAATCGTGGAAAAGTTTGGAACCTTTTCTTGCACCATAGTGAGTGTCAGTAATGACGGCTACCTTTGTCATTGATAACGAAGTTTGGTGTGAACAGCATCTTTGATCGAATTGTACTCGGAGTAGTTTCCACTGTCAAGCTCGTTCGCATCGAAGACCTCATCAAAGTTGGTCTTCTCCAGAATCTTGTTCTTGATCTCCAGTTGCTTCTTCTCCTGTTGGATACGTCTCAGGAATGCATAGTAAATGATTTGAGTGAAGTAAGCAAATGGGTTCTTAGATTTCTCAGGATTGAAATTATGAACATATCTTACACAGTTTTCAATACCATCACAAATCATATCATCTTTGAACATATAGTTCACAAAGTTGGGTTTGTATGATAAATGATTTGCAATCTTCAAAAAACACTCACCAATATATCTTGGAATACGTGGTTTTGGTTGATCGTTCAGTTTTGCTCGTTCTACTTCTGCAAAATAATTCTCTAGAGCATTTAAGAACTCTTTATTATTAACATAATGTTCTGACTTCTTGGGTCTTGCCATAGTTCCATAATTGTGATTGACAGCCATATAATAATTTTTACTGATAATATTATATCAGATTCATAAGGAGTTGACAATACCTTGAAATCTTGATAGACTAGGTTTGTCCAGGATGAAAGGGAACCTTAGCTGTTATTAAAGAGTTTTTCTAAAACCTCTTTAGCTTCATGGACAGAAGATAAGTAACCCATCTTTCTATCTAGCTTAGAATAATTATTTTTATTTAATTTACGAACATAATCTTGATAGTATATAATCATTTCAATACTATCTGACTCAGACATTGTCATGACCTCATCCATGTTTAAGATGAACATATCGTCATTGCATGTCTTTAACCAGGGTTCCATCTTATAACCTTGGAACTTACCTCTTACTTTTAATTCTTCTACAATAATTGGATTGGACAGGATGAGTAAAGTTCTGTCATCTTCCTCAGAAGCAGCTACCTTGGAGAATATTTCTTCTCCTGATCTGAGTTTTATTGTTGCGTAGAAATCATCTTCGATTCCCATACACTAACTCCTTTTTCTAATCTTTTAAGTTGATTGATATAATTTCATAATTGAATTGTTCTTGAACGTATATTTTCACTCTTTCAATGAAATGGTTCAGAGTATAATTCTTTCTCGACCCTGTGGTTGCATCATCTGCAATGTCATAGAGTTTAGCTTTAACCTTATCTTTGCCTTTACGAAGGACTCTACCAATAGACTGTAGATTACGAATCCTAGACTTTGATGGAGAGGCAAATATTACATTGTGAAGGTTCTTAATGTTGATACCCGTACTGAAAGTTCCGAAGGATGCAACAATGATAGCGTCTTTCTCTTCCTCTGTGATTTTTCTAACTTGTTCTCTTTCCTCAGCATCCACACCGCCATGAATGAAGAAAACTTTTCTACCATCGGATACTTTTTTATTTATTAGATCATAAAGTATCGCTCCATGAGTCTCTACTCTGGTATAGAGAACTAGAGTGTTACCTTTCAGATCAACTGACAGATTGGATATGAACTTGTTTCGATTCTCATGAGATATCAGATACTTAATCTCATCCTCATATGTATCAAACTTTTGAGGACGATGTTTTAATACCAGACACTGAATATCAAGTTTGGCTAGGTGACCCTCATCAATCAGTTTCTTAGTTTCTGTCACTTTGTATGAAGGACCAAACAGTCCCTCTAAGACCCACTTATGGGTCTGTGTACCGTCTAAAGTACCTGTGAACCCATATCTATACTTAGCGTGATGACACTTGTCCATAATCCCTATCAGAGACTTACTTTTAAACAAGTGAGCTTCATCACCAATGATAACATCATAGTCTTCAAAAAAAGATCTATCTAATTTATAAACTGACTGCCAGGTAGTAATGGTTACTTCATTAGTATTGACTCTCTCACGACCTGCATAGATCCTGTGACAGTGATTCTCAGCATCCCATCCATAGTCCTGGAAATCTTTGAACATCTGTTCCACAAGTGATGTGGTGGGAACCACAAGTAGAACCTTTCTCTTCAGTCCAACATGAAATCTTACAACAGAGTAAATCATGAACGACTTACCTGATGCAGTTGGACTGATTAGTAACTTACGATTATATTTGAGAGCATCATGAATCGCATCAATTTGATAATCTCTTGGTTTGATTGGTGTAATGGATTTTATATAATCTTTCACACCCTCTTTGCAAACAAATTCATTTACCTCAAATGGAAGGCCGTAAAACTTGTTATCTGTAAATTCAAAACTATATCCTGAGTTTTCACAAAATGCTATAACTTTATCAAGTAGACCAACATATATCCTCTTTGTTCTCATATCGAACAAATGAATTTCTCCGTTCCAATGCCTCCTCCGATACTGAGGCATAAATTTCATATTTGGAACTTCAAAAGTAAATTTATCTCTTAGTTCGTATTCAATATGTGGTTCCGTAGAGACCTTAAGATAAACTTCGTTTACCTTCTCTATGGTCAAATCAGCCATAACCTATAGGTTTCACCTATAGGTATTTATTAGAGGTTATTGAAAGAATGATCCAAAATCATTCTCTGAAACTGGTCTCTCATATGCCACATGTGTTCCTGTTCTTCGTGTGGTCTTGCTGGAGCTCCTGGCCAATACTTAATAGTTTGTTGTACGCAGTGATACATCAATCGAACATCTTCGATTTTCATATACAATGTATAATCGTAGTCTTCGTAGTTTTGTTCTTCGTTCATCCTAATCCTGAACTAAACCGCATAAACTCAATAGCGTTCTTAATTTGATATGTACGATTAGAAAGTTGTTTGAGTATCTCTTCAAGATACTTCAACATCGTATCGTAATAATCAATCTTTAGTGATGAATTAGAAAGTTTCTCATCAGCATCTAGATACTTTTGCATCGTATCTTTGTCTCGAATCTTCTTTGGAAAGGGATTCTTTACATAGACATCAGGGTCAGATTTACCAGAAAAGTATTCGTATCTTTCGTGTCTGATGTTCTTTCTTTGTTGTTCTGCCTTCTTCCTGAGAAGAATCAGATTATTGTATAGGTCATAATATTTTGCATGAAGTACAGGTATATTCAATGATTCAGTATGTAAATTGTCAGGATCAATTTTAGAATCCTGTTCCCACATTTTCTGAATCTGAGGTAAATCAATCATTAGCAACAACCACCAGCACCTGGCTCAATAGTGTAAATAGAATACTTAAATGATACCTGACATGTCAAGACCTCAGCTTCAGACATCTGTGCATTAAACTCAAGAGGACTTAAGTAGTATGGGAACAGATCTTTGAACATAACTCTAAATGCAGGTTGTGCCTGATTATTAAAAATAGTCAGAGTAGCATCTGAATAAATGCTGAGACCAACAGTGTCAACTGTAGCATCATCTTGTAAGTCATAAATTTGTTGGATGTCCTCAGGAAAACCAAGTCCCCTCATCCACTTATCAATTTCTAAGTAATTTTGAAGTCCCTCATCAACCATGAATGCCAAAGTAAGATCCTCAAATGATAAGATCTCACCAGGTCTTGGAATATCCTTGAGATATGTGGGTTGATTAACAACACCCAAAGTAAATCCTGGTACGTTAATTGTACTACCAAAGAAACCCACTGTGGGAGATCTTTCGATAGTGAAACCAAAACTATTTGGGATCAGAAAACTTCTGTTTTCTAATTGAGAGGCAGGAATAGCCTTTTTTGTTGGATCTCTGTCCTGTCTTTTTCTTGTCGCCATCAATCGGGACTCATTTTTTAGTATTTATCAGTAAGCATAAAAAAGACCCCCAAGAGGGGGTCTGATAAACACGATGTGTTGGAAATCCCAAATTACATGAGATTTTTGACTGCAACTCTTCTGTAGTAGCGGTTAGAGTTAACACGGAGTCTACCAAGACCTTGTGTAAGACCTTCTGCGTAAGGGTTAGCGACAATCCCGTAACGGGTCTTGAAGCCAATTTTAGGCTGGAAGGAGTTCTCACCGACGGCACGAACCATCTGGAGAGGAACATAAGGACAATAGAACAGACCAGCGTCATAAGGTGAAGAACCCTTATAACCAACAACGTAGTACTGGTTACCACCAGTTCCGTTACCTACAGTCAGGTTAGCGGCGTATGGGTCAATGTAGACCTTAAACTTACCGTTAATCGTACCAGCGAAGGTATTGCCAGTGTCATCAACGTTGAGGTTGGAGTTCAGAGCTGGAGTGTAATCCAGGATACCAGCCATCGTAAGTGCGGAAGCAACGTCTGCGGAACACAGAACCATGTTGCCCTTTCCTCTACGAGTTCTTTGTGCGATCGCGTTAGCGTCACGCTCGATTTGGAACAGGAGACCCTTGAACTTCTCAACAGACCAACGACCATTGGAGTCAACGTCCAGGTCGAAGATACCAGCTGTGGCGGTGTTAGTAACAGCACCTTGTTCAGCGGTCTTGTAGATAGTTCTAATGACTTCACGGTTGATCTCAGCCA